TCTTGTTTATTCCTTTTTGCCATTCTATCAACAAGATCTGACGTGAAATTACAAATAATTTCCTGACCTTTATCATCCAGGTTATTAAAAGTATGCATGATGTCCAGGATCATGTCATAAAAAGGATTCGATTCATCCAGCAAATGAGATACAATTTCAGAAACTTCATCTTCTTGAGGAAGAAACATTTCGCCTTTTCCGGATCGGAGCCAAGTTTCATTTACATTAAATTCTCTGCACATCGAATGAATAATAGCATCAGAAGGATTACGCAATGATAATTCATAATTTCCAATAGTGTTTCCTTTGACACCAACACGAGATCCAAATTCTTCTTGAGTTAATTTTAACGTTTTTCTAAGTTCTTTTATTCGAGTATTCAGTTCTGCTCACCTCCTTCTGTTATTAATTTATGAGAAAAGTATAAAACAAAAATCCCACATAGTCAAGAAAATTAAATAAAGCGTATTGACAAATCCCACGAAGTCAATGTATAATATCCACATAGTCAAGAAAATGATATACAGCAACAAGATAACGAAGCACCAGGAAAGGAGATGAAGTATTGACAGAACAAGAGATCAGGGACATGGGAGTCCGATGTGCATTAAGACATATGGATTCTCTGAGAATACAGGCAGCAGAAAAAAGAATGGCAGAATTTATAGAACCATGCGAGAATTGTCCAGAACTAGAAACTTGTGGAGCTGATTGGTCAAAGACTACAAGACTAAATAGAGAAGAATCTGGATACATCAAAAAAGCACCGAATAAATCGGTGCCATAAATAGTACTTAAGCGGACTGGAAAAGTGGACAATTTCTTTTTCCATAAGTACATTCAGAGATTTTAGGACATGAAAAATCCATTTTTTTATAATGTTTGTTTAATGTTTGTGTCTTATGAATTCTTTGACACAAAATGGAAATTTACATTTCTGAATTAGTGTAAGGACAGACTGCTTTAAAATGTTTTGTTTTTAATTCACACATAATGAACCTCCTTCCGTAATTACTTGGGTGTGACAGCACCCTGTAAATTAATTATACGGAAAAGGATGTAATTAAACAAGATAACGAACAGCAGGAAAGAAAGGTGAAAGGAAATAGAAAAAACAGAACTAACAGAAAAGGACATTTATTGCATTGCAAGAATTATTCAAAGTTCTGTATTTGCAGGCGGATGGATATTTTATGGATGCCAATATTGTAAATACTGGAAAGAATGCGAAAAGTCTTTTGAAAATGAAAATGGGAAAATGCATTATGACGTGATTATGAACAAACTCCAACAGATTACTGGCTTGGATATGGGATTGAATGCAAGTAATCTGCCAGAGAAATTTCAACGTAATCTTAACCAGGAAAGAAGGTGAAACATTGACAGAGCAAGAGATCAGAGACATAGGAATCAGATGTGCATTAAGACATATGGATTCTCTGAGAATACAGGCAGCAGAAGGAAAGAAAGCAGATTTTACAGAACCATGCAAGAACTGTCCAGATATAGAATCATGCAACTGTGATTGCAGTACAACGACAAAAAAGATTGCAGACGAAGCAGGATATAACACCGATTTAGTAGGTGGAACAATAAATCTATATCGAATGAAAAGCATGGAAGTTATTGTGAATGAAAATGAAAAAGGAATGTCATTAGACATTAAAACAAAATGTCCGGTAAAACTAAGAGAACCAGGACGATTAATAAGAGGCATATATAAAGCTCGTTTAAAAGTAGCTAAAAAAATTATACGCAAAGAAAAGGAGAAGGCAAAAAAAGAAAATAAAGAAGAAGAGTTTAAAAATAAAGTGCAGCAAATTATAAACATAATGAATGTATGTGGGAATTTGGTGTTGGTACAGGATGAAAAAGAAATTTTAAGACTTATAACTTGTGGAGATATTGGACTCGCAGAAGAACTCTTTGAGAATATAAAAAAAGAACTCTCCGAAGTAATAACGGAGAGTTAAGGAATTATAAAAGATTTTTGATGTTCTCAAGAATTTCTATAGCTTGAGAAAGTATAACATTACTCTTCTTTAAAAGTTGTTCTAAAAATGTCAAAGCTGCAAGAATTGTTAAGGCATCTTGTTTTATGACTACAGAAAGTTTAATGCAAAGATCTTTTATTTTATCAAATATGGCTTGAGGAACGAGCTGATTAGACTGTTTTACAGTAAGACTTGCTTTGAGTTCAGCAATCTCTAAATCAATATGATTGAATTTAGACAGCCGATCATGCGTGAAATTAGATAACTCTTTATGTGTTGCCAAAATAGTGTTCTCCTTCCTTATTTACTTGGACGTGGCAGTGTCCTGTAAGTTCATTATAGGAAGAAAGATGTAAATAAACAAGGAGAATACTGTTTTGGCAACACAGGAAAAAGTAAATAGCAAATAAGGCAGCAGATGGATTGACACTCCGTCCGATCAAAATGCAGGCATTTGACATTGCCTGACTGCGATCCAAAGAAATCCTTAACTCCGTACACCACGCGGAGAACTCCCCTTAAAAATAATCATTATTATGTGAATAAATCGGGCGGAGTGTCAATCCATTTGCAACACAAAAGAAAGAAGGTGGAAATATGACAGAGAAAAGAAAAGAGATGTTTGAAAGAACAGTGGAGAACCTTAAGAAACTGGACAAGGAATCCTTGGCAATCGTAAAGGCAAGCATCGAGATTTTGGCTGCACGTCAGCAGATGGATGAGAACACTCCAACGAATGCTGCATAACAGACAAGCAGATACAAATAGACTGAGAAGAGAGGAGGGAACGCTATGGAAGAATATAAGGTAAGACGATTCGTAAATGACAAAGAAGTAAGAGAACTGACACCAGAACAGAAAAAGATGATGGCAGTGACAGTGATCAGAGCCATCGGAGCAAAAGAAAAGAAAACAGCCCGGTGAGATTCCGGGCAGGAAGGACAAGCATAAAATGGGACCAATGCAAATGAAATTATTAAACGAGATAGAGAAGTCAATGAGATTGAAGGAAAATGGAATGAATATAGCATCGGTGGTAACGCTGCAGGAAGCATGTGTAGAAGCAGCAAGAGATGTAAACGAGTACATATCTCCGTTATGTGACGCAACAGTACACATTACGATTGGAGTATTAAGATATGTTGCAGATCTCCTGGAAGAGGAGGGGGGGCTAGATGAATCAGGAAAAGAAATGGCAAAAAAAGTGCAAGAAGCCCTACATAGCTCAACGACAGTAGAAGCATACAAGTATAAAGAGGAGAAAAAATAGTGATGAGTGAAAATAAAAAAGGCCCAGGAAGTAGCCTAGCTAACTCCCAAGGCACAAATAAAAATTCATATAAATTATATCACGAGAGGAACGAAGAAAGCAAGATGAATGTCAGTACAGCTATAAGCGTGCTGAAAAATAATATCGAAAGATATGATGAGCAAATGAAGATGCATGGAATAATGGGAGGAGATCTATTGGATGAAAATCCGACAATCTCTGCAATGAGAAAAGCAGTTGAAATACTAGAAAATATTAAAATAGTATATCAAAAAACTGTGATTCCAAATGAATTATATAGAGATGGAGACATTGAACATGTAAAGAAAGGCTCTGCTATAGGAATGGCAGATGAGCTGATTAATTATATAGAGTTTAAAGACAGGTATATCTTTGAGCTTGATCAAAAAGAAATAGTAGGAAAATTGATGATAATAGATATGCGTAAAGGAGCAGAAAATGAGTGAAAAGCCAAGGAAAATGATTCTGATTAAAGACGGCATAGATTTAGACATTTTTGATGATAAAAATATGAGTGATCGAGTATTGATGCTTAACTATCCAGAAGGAACGGTTATTGAGCAGCTACATAAATTTTACAAGCTGATAGGAAAAGAATGTGAGAATGTAGAAATTGTGCATCCAAAAAGGCTATACACACTAACAGAAGAACAGTATCCAGTGATGATGCTTGTAGATGAAGAGTATTTGTATCATAAAACAGCGCAGATCAATCCAATTGCGTCATATCTATATGAAACAGATGTTCATGGGCATCCGATCAATGGAAATGTTCTGATTATCGGAATGAAAAAAGGATTAGATGGAATGGAATTTTGCGGAATAAGTGCAGAGCGAGCCGAAGAATTACGTGAACGACTAATAACGATCAGACAGCATTTAGAATAAGGGGATCAAGATGAGACTGACGATGAGAAATCATAAATCTTATACATACAGAGCGTCCTTGATCCGTGTAGATAATAACTGCGCGATCGGGGATATTGTGGACAAGCTCGGAAGATACGAGGACATATGTGATGATCCGGAGAGATTGAAAGAAATGGTAAAAGAAAAAAGCATCCCGGAACAGTAAATCGGGATGCTTTTTCAATGCCATATTGTGGATTAAAAACCACAAATATAGTATAGCAAATTAAAAACGAAAAAGCAAGGAAATAAGCGGTTCGAATCCGCTTTTAAGACTTGATAAAAGTATTAAGTTTGAGTAAATACTAATAGATTAACTGAACAGTACCAGGAGGAAAGACAAATGCCATATTGGATTAGGAGAGTGTACGCAGGTAAGACAGTAGAAATTAAGAAGTACTATAGCCGAAAGCATAAACCAAAGGAGAAGAGAGCAAAAACTGGAGAGCCAAGTAGACCAGAACAAGAAGAGGTAAATATCAGAAGACAAACAGAGCAGCTGAGATGGAAATTAAACTGCAACTTCCAAGCAGGAGACATGTTCATAACATTCTCTTACAGAAAGGACGAAAGACCAGACACATACAAAGAGATGTTAAAGCAAAAGGACAAGCTGATCAGAGATCTAAGGAAGCAGTATAAAAAGATTGGAAAAGAATTTAAGTATGTGTATGTACTGGAAACAGGAGATAAAGGTGCAAGACATATACACATGGTAATCGAAAGCATGGATACAAAAGCAATAAAAAAATGCTGGGATCGTGGACGAATTCACATCAGGCTTCTTGACGACACAGGGCAATATGGGAAACTAGCATCTTATCTGGTAAAAGAAAAAGGACGTAAAAAAATGGAGAAATACGGGGGTAAGACATACTCCCCCATCTAGGAATTTAAAACAGCCACACATCGAGAAAGATGTGATCTGGGAATGTGATTTCTTCAGAGAGGATGCAAAAAGTCCAAAAGGATACTACATAGACAAACGACACGATGAAAACAATGGCGGAGTACGAAAAGGAAGTACAGAAAGAGGATATAAATTTGTAGAGTACATTTTAGTTCAAAATGGATACAGATCCTGGAACATAGACGATGGAGGGTAAAGATGAGTAGAGCAAGAAGACAACAGTACATGCTAAGAACAGAAGCAAGCGAACAAGAAGCGGTGATCATGATCTGCAAGTTCATGGAGAACCGCTATCCAGAACTGAAATTACTGCATCACTGCCCAAATGGTGGGAAGCGCGATCGCGTAAGTGCAGCAGTTCTGAAAAGGCAGGGAGTAAAGGCAGGAGTTCCAGATCTGCATCTCCCGGTACCAAAAGGGAAGTACGCATCTTTGTACATCGAAATGAAATACGGAGACGGAAGACTGCAAAAGGAACAGAAGGAATTCTTAAAACAGGCAGCAGACTATGGAAACTTCGTTGCTATCTGCTACAGCCAAGAGATCGCATTAAAGGTGATTGAAGATTATGTAACACTAAAAACAGGAGAGACAATGCCAATTGAGAACAACAAGGTATTGAAACGATAGGAGAAAAAGAAATGGAAGCAAGAAAATGTGATATTTGCGGTGGATTTTTTCTGCCATATATAGCGTCAAATAAAATTGGCGGTAAAAGAGATTCATATAACGAGATAATAGTAAAAGAAAAAAGGATGGGGTTTAAAAACGCAAGCAGATATCAAGAATATGATGTCTGTGAAAATTGCAGCAAAGAACTGAATAAGTGGTTAAAAAGAAACAAAGAAAACTAAGATAACAAATAAACAGCCATATTAGGAGGAAAAATCATGAAAGTAATTGGAGTTGGAAACTTAAAAGGTGGAGTTGGAAAGACGACGACATCAACATCACTGGCATATCTGTTAGGGAGATATGGCAAGAAAGTACTGATGGTAGATGCAGATGCGCAAGGTAATGCTTCTGGAACTATGGGAGTATATGATCCAAACGAAAAAGGACTTGCTGGAATTTTGCTAGAACAACAAAGCACAGAAGAAACGATCAGACATACAAGGTATGAGAATGTGGATATTATCCCGGCAAACATGTGGCTGATGCAGGCAAACGCTCAACTGCTCTATAGTATGGAAAACCAGATAGATCGCATTGAAAAAATGCTGAATGATGAATGTATCAACAACAAATATGATTATGTGATCTGTGATTGTGGATTGTTGCTTGATGTAACAGTGCTAAATGTGGTTAAAGCATCGGATTTGTTAATAATTCCGGTCAAAGCAGGAGGTTATGGAATTGATGCGGTTGAAAACATGATTGAGCAGACAAAAGGAATTCATGAAGGGCAGCAGGTCAAGGTCTTAATGACGATGAAAACTGGGAATATAACAAACAAAGATACAGCACAGTGGCTAAGAGATACATATAAAGACAAGATGTTCAAAACAGAAATTAGAAGATCAGTTGTTGCAGAAAAAGCAGAAACAGCAAAAAGACCACTTCCAGAAATGTCAAGAGGAAGCAATGCAGCGAAAGATTACAACAACGTGATCAGAGAAATTATGACAGACGAAGAATGGAATGTAGCACAAGCGTATATCGAATCAAAGCGAAGAAACAAGAAGACTGGAAGATTCCAGAAAGTAGACTAGGAAAGGAGGGAAAAGACATGGCAGGATTTAACGTAATGGACATGCTTAATAAGACAAGCAAAGAAGGAATCGAAGAGAAGCCAAAGGCACGATTCAGAACAAAAGACATAGATATCTATAACATTTACGCAAACGAAGACAACATAAGTGATCAGATCGGCATCGATGAAAAGGCAGCAGAGATCAAACTTCTTGGACTGCTACAGCCATTAGAAGTTATGTATGAGCCTAACCAGAGCGGAGAAGAATATAAGCTGATCGGTGGCGAACGAAGATGGAGAGCATTAAAGAAACTGGTAGAGGAAGAAGATCTCCAGGAATTTAGGGAAGCAACATGCCAGATCAGAAAGCCACGAAGCAAAAATGAAGAGATCATAGAGCTATGCATCTCCAACAGTTACAGAAAAGCAACACCAGAAAAAGAACTGGAAAGAATCAAATTATTAACGGATGCACTGAAAGATGCAAAGGCAGCAGGAGAGAAGATAATGGGCTACGATCTAGAATCTGGAAGACTGAGAGACATAGCAGCAAAGATTCTTGGAAAAAAACCGACACAGATCGCAAATGCAATGAGCATCAACAATAATTTGATTCCAGAGCTGAGAAAACTGTTAGAAAAACAGGAAATTAGTTTTTCTGTAGCTGTAGAGATCGCAGGACTGGAAGAAGATGAACAGGAAGAGATCTACAGCTGGTATCCGGATAAGATCATAACTGTCAAGAAGATAAGAGAGTACAAACAACACATCCTGGAAGAACAACAAGAAGCAGATCTAAAGGAATCAAGGCAGGAAGCAGAAGCGGATGAAACCGAAGAAGAGGAAGAAACGCAAATTGAAGGACAGATGGAACTGGAAAGAGACTTTCCAGAATATTGTCCGGAGCAAGATGAATTAGAAAAACAGGCATTAGAAGCATTTGCAGAGAGAATTCAAAGACAAGTTCGTAGTGAAGGAATAAAGAATTTATCCGAATTAAAAGAATACATGAAGACTTGGTATAAACACTCTGGCGGAACGTTATGTGGATCAAATGGGTTCGACGGGTGGTATAGCTGTGAAAAAGGTCATATAAAACTATGCAAAAATAACTTCGAGGAAATTGTTAAAAAGACAGTTAACAAAATGGCAGATGTGATCAGCGAAATGATTCAATTCGATGTTGATGCAGCGGAAGAACAAAAGACGGAACGTGTGGAGATTCCGCAAACAAACAAAGTAGAAGTGCCAGAAATCAGATCAGATGAGCGAAGACACCGCTTAAAACTTGCAAGCATGTTTTTCGATGCAGTAGACACAGGAAAGAAATCGTTTGAGCTACAAAAAAATGATAGAAACTATAAGATCGGGGATATCATAGAACTGCACGAAATGAATGACGGAGAAGAGACAGGAAGAGTAACAGAAAAGCAAGTGATCTATGTCCTGGAAGGATTTAAAGGGCTGGAAGAAGGCTACTGCATTTTAGGATTGGATGAAAAGGAGAGATAAACATGGATATAAGAGATAAAGTTCAGATAGATGCAATTAAAGACCGCGAAGAATATAGTATCTGCGAGTATGGGACACATGTATTGATTTATAACGGAACATATGGAGTGTATGTTCCGGAGGAAATATTGATGCTAAATCCAAAGCGATATGAAAAAAATGAGGACCTGGCAAAACTGAATCCATATGACGTAGTAGATGAAACAAGAAGTGCCACGATCATAAAGGAATCAATCACATTTAGTGGAGAGATCGCAAATGCTGTAATTGACTTCGGAAGAGAAAAAACGTGGATATGGCAGAGTGCGATAAAGAAATTCGGAAAGAGACGTATGTACGGAGTCGCAGATGTGCATGTGGAAGGAGAAGAGAAAAAGATAGTCGTGGTAATGGATGCAGAAGGAAATGCAATCGGGATCATTAAGACGATGGCAGATATAGAAGCACAGAAGAATGATACATACACGATTTAGGAGGTTGCATGAACAAAGTAATACTAATGGGCAGATTAACAAGGAAGCCTGAGATAAGCTGGAACGAGGAAGATCTATGTATAGCAAGGTTCACGCTTGCAGTAGATCGCAGATTTAAGCGAGAAGGGCAGCAGGACGCAGATTTTATCGGATGTGTTGCATTTGGAAAAAACGCAGAATTTGCAGATAAGTATTTGAATCAAGGAACTAAGATCGCACTGGAAGGGAGAATCCAGACAGGAAGCTACATAAAAACGGACGGAACAAAAGTATACACGACAGAGATTGTGGCGGAGAACATGGAATTTGCAGAAAGGAAGGAACGATGATCGAAGGGATAAAGAAGATAAGAGAAGCGTTTAGAAAGATAACAGCAGGACTCAGAAAAGATGGAACGATCAATGCGCGTCCAGGATATGAAAGCTATATAAAAGAGAAACTGAAAGAAAAAGAGGAAGTGCCAGGAAAAGCAATAATGTTTGCAGATGGAGAAAAAATTGCAGAATTAACGCAAATCAAAAAGGCTGCACTGAAGACGGGAGAAGCAGAGAATGTTTGGGCCGTGTGTGGAATTAGAGGGAAAATACATCCGAAAGTAGCTGAAATTAAATTATGTGCAAACAGAAAGCAAAAGAGAAAACTGCATAACAAGGGGAATAACAAAAGAAAAATGAATGGACAACCACTAAAAAGATTTATAGCAAAGCAAAAGGTCCGAAAAAGAAAGGTGTCCGAATCGGACACAATGAAATAATGCACTACTGGTGGGAACCAGTTGCAATATACCACAAGCAACTATTAACAAACGCATAAGAAACAAAAAGTCATGTATAAGCCATGAGATCTATTAGCCTACTGCCGGGAAAAGGCAGCAGGCGGAAAGGAGAACAGACAGCTTAGTTCTTTACCTGATTAAGATTCTTTTAGTAACTATTAACAACGAGCCAATCACAAACATATTTTTTCAGATTCTATTATGATGTAACTTTTAACGATATACCAGATTTAGTTTTTACAATTATTTTTTTAATACAAAACCTAAAAAGAAAGAATCACAATGAATTATATGATCAGGCAAAAAGAAACAGAACAGTGATCACGAATAATACATTGGTTCAGGCAAAGAACTAAGCTGTCTGAAACGAAACTATGCAATACACAGAAGATTTTAAACGAGGAATCGTAAGAACATTATTAGCGTCAGGGATGACAAGGAAGGAATTTGCCGCGAAAACAAAAATAACAGTACAAGCGTTAAGAAAATGGGTAAAACAATACAAAGACGAAGAAATAAAAAATGTAGATCATAACAATCGCAGCAAATACAGCGAAGAATACAAAAAAAGTATTGTATCGAAAATGCTGTTTGATGGGATCACATATGAAACAATGTCAAAGAAAACAGGAATCAGTAGTCAATTACTAGAGTATTGGGACAACAAATATCGATATATATTGATCGATGAATTTGAAAAAAGGATGGCAAATAGAAGGAAAAAGAAAGTTAAGAAAGAAACAAGATGGCATAGATACGGAGCAGGTGCTGGAAGGTATGAATAGGAGAAAATGGAAGAATGCAAATTACAATTTAATATTAGTGGAGAATGGATAACAGGCTTAGTAAGAGAATGGTTCTATTTAGAAGGAAAGGGATATGATAAGTGCATAGAGATATTGAACGATTGTATGAGCGGAACAGATGAAACAAAAGAACAGATCAGGAGACATGCAGAAGATGTTTTACTTGGACGTGCAGCACTGAAAGGAAATACAGCAGACGGATCATATCATTTAGAAATTTATTCGCCTGAACATCAAGAGAAGATGCCACATGATATGAATGTGTGGGAAATTGTAGGAGAGCAAAAGAAAATTAAAGATGAACTAGAGCAATATAAAAGGCGTTGGAAAGTTGCAATGAAGATGATTCCTAGATATCTAAAAGAAGAAATCGGAAATGAACTTGACGAAGATCTTACAGCAACTAGTCCAACAGTATCAAGAACTCTAGACAGTTATATGAAAAGAATGCTTGATACAGAGGAACATACAACGGAAGACTATGGATGGTTAGAACCAAGTGGAAAATTCCACGCAGTGGAATGGGGAGAACATCAGAAATGGGCTTATGAATATTTAAAAAGAAGTTCAACGGAAGAAAAAATGCCAGTACTTTATGAAGCAGGAGACGTCCTAACAAAGAAAGGATGGGTACTGCTTCATAATCCGGCCCAAGGAGTTGCAATGGCGACAATAAATCCTCGTAGAGATTATACAAAAGCACAGAAAGAGTTTTTATTTAGTTATTACATGGAGAGAAACTGCGAAAAAGAAGCTAATGAAATTTGGAGGGAATAAATATAATGGCAACGATTAGAAATAGACTAGGGAAAATTCATATGTTTACACGAGGACGGGACTTCGGAGTTCCGGAATATCTTGCTGAAAAAGGATTGGATGTAAATGTAGAATACGTGAGAAATGGAATGAACGATGAAATGTTAGCAATCGAAGTGTTTGAAACACAAGAAATAGCAAGAGAGAAAGATGATGATAAAAACAAAGACATTGACGTTGATAGAATTAGTAGACTCATGCGAGAAAAGTTGTAGAATGCAATAAAATATTAAAGAGGTGAAAAGCAGAATGATAGAACTTAGTGTCGGAATAATTATCGGAATAATATTAGGTGCAACAGCGATGTCACTTTGCGCAGCAGCAAAAGAGAGGGATAAACGATGACAAAGGAATTACAAAATACTAAAAAACTTACAGAGGATACAAAAGAAGAACACGAGAAAAGCAAAACGGTAACTGACATACTAGAAGAAATAAAGCAGGAGATGTGCGATGGTTATTGCAAGTACCCAACTATTGTAAATGATAGAGAAGAACTATTTGCAAAAGACGGTCCTTGCATGGAATGTCCGCTAAATAAATTATAGGAGGGAAAAAATGAACAATAGGAATGATGAAGAAAATGCATGCTTGGTTATACAGTGTGAAAATTGCGGAAAATTGCATGTATATAAAAGAAGAAAAAAAGATGGAGAAGCATGCTCATATTGCGGTGGTGGACCGATGTGGATGATGGGGAATGCAATCATGCATGAAAACAAAGAAAACCAAGTAAAAATTAGAGTATCTGTGGAACGTGAAGAATTGGACAGGCTCATGAAAGATATGGATAACGATAGTTGCATTCATTGTGAGAAGGAAGTGATTGATAATGACTGACGAAGAAAAAAGAATGGTGGAATTTAACAACTACATAGATGACTTGAACATAGATGCCTTGAATAAATTTATGAATGGGGAAAGCGATGACTTTGAACCGATTCCGAAACCAAAGGAAGTTGATGACGATAACAGGCGTTAATAAGCTGGCAAATGAAGCTTATGACAAGATAAGGAAATTGAGCAAAATTAAGATTGAATGTTAGGAGACAAAATGAACGACTTATTAATTAAAGCACTTATTACAGTAATGATAATAGATGCAGGAATGCATTTTTATTATGAT